TTGCTGGTGAGTCTTCTACTGGGAAGACTTTCTTTAGTCTCGCTGTGGTTAAGAATTTTATGGATAGTAATCCTGACGGTTACTGTCTGTACTTTGACACTGAGGCAGCAGTTAACAAATCTCTTCTTTCAAGTCGTGGAATTGACTTGACCAGATTAGTTGTTGTAAATGTTGTAACAATTGAACAGTTTAGACAGAAAGCGCTTCAGGCTGTTGATATATATCTAAAGACACCAGAAGACGAACGTAAACCTTGTATGTTCGTGTTAGACTCTTTGGGTATGTTATCCACAGAGAAGGAGATTACTGACGCACTAAATGATAAACAAGTTCGAGACATGACCAAATCTCAACTTGTCAAAGGTGCATTTAGGATGTTAACATTAAAACTTGGTCAAGCAAAAATTCCAATGATTGTTACCAATCATACCTACGATGTTATTGGCTCTTACGTTCCTACAAAAGAAATGGGTGGTGGCTCTGGTCTTAAGTACGCTGCTAGTACTATCATCTATCTCAGTAAGAAGAAGGAAAAAGATGGAACGGAAGTCGTTGGAAACCTTATCAAGGCAAAGACTGCTAAGTCGCGTTTAAGCAAGGAGAACAAAGATGTCACTATTCGTTTATTTTATGATCATAGGGGTCTTGATCGGTACTATGGTTTACTTGAGTTAGGAGAACTTGGTGGACTATGGAAGAATGTAGCTGGCCGGTATGAGATGGACGGTAAGAAAGTCTATGCCAAGGCTATTCTGAAGGAACCTGAAGTATACTTCACCCCTGAGGTGATGGAACAATTAGATCAAATCGCACGGAAAGAGTTTAGTTATGGAGAAGGTTGAATTTCTTGTACTCAAGAATCTATTACATAATGAAGACTTCTTAAGAAAATGTATTCCTTTCATCAAACCAGATTATTTCCAAGATGCCAATCAACGTATTGTATTTGAGGAAATATCTGAGTTTGTTAATCATTATAATGATGTACCAACTCAAGAGATTCTTTCTATTGAGATTGAGAAGAGAACCGATATCAATGAGTCTAACTTCAAAGAGGTTATTCAACTCATTAGTTGTCTAGAAAATGAACCAACAGATCATGAATGGTTGTTGAATACTACTGAAAAGTGGTGTAGAGAACGAGCCATCTATTTGGCTTTAATGGAATCGATTCAGATTGCCGATGGTCAGGATAATAATAAAGCTCCTGATGCAATTCCTTCTATTCTTTCTGATGCACTTGCTGTAAGTTTTGATAATCATGTTGGTCATGATTATCTCTTAGACTACGAAGAACGGTACGAGTCTTACCATAGAAAAGAGAATAGAATACCGTTCGACTTGGACTTCTTTAATAAGATCACGAAGGGTGGTCTTCCTAATAAGACACTTAATATCGCTCTTGCTGGCACTGGTGTTGGTAAGTCGTTGTTTATGTGTCATATGGCTTCTTCTGTTCTTCTTACTGGTAAGAACGTATTGTATATTACTATGGAGATGGCTGAAGAGAAGATCGCAGAAAGGATTGATGCTAATCTTCTGAACGTAAATATTCAAGAGATAGGTGAACTTCCTAAACAAATTTTTGAGAAGAAAGTAACAAACCTTGCGCAAAAGACTCAAGGAACTCTTATCATTAAAGAATACCCAACTGCGAGTGCACATAGTGGACACTTTACCGCACTTCTCAATGAGCTTGCTCTTAAGAAATCATTTAGACCTGACATTATTTTTATTGATTACCTCAATATTTGTGCTTCCTCTAGGTATAGGGGAGGTAGTAATGTTAATTCATATACAGTTATTAAAAGTATTGCTGAAGAACTTAGAGGATTGGCTTGCGAAGCAAACGTCCCTATCGTATCTGCCACGCAGACCACTCGTTCTGGTTATGGTAGCTCTGATGTCGAGCTTACTGATACTTCTGAGTCCTTTGGTCTCCCTGCTACTGCTGATCTTATGTTTGCCCTTATTAGTACTGAAGAGCTCGAATCCTTGGGACAGATACTTGTAAAACAATTGAAGAACAGATACAATGATGGTAATGTCTACAAGAGATTTGTGATTGGTATTGATCGTGCTAAGATGAGACTATACGATTGTGAACAAACAGCACAGGATGACCTTCTTGACAATAAGAAGGATGAGGAGTATAGTTATGAGGAGAAATCCAAAAAGTCATTTGATGGATTTAAGTTCTGATGAAACTAAGACAACAAGAAACTATGCTCGATATTACTAAAGAAGAGACCTCTGAAGGAACAAAATTTACTATGTCTGAAAACAACACAAAAGTAGATCCTAAAAAGTATATTGAATTTGTCCGTCAAACCACAAGTCAACCAAGTCTTGATTGGCCTGTTCTTGCTTCACGTCTAAGTGAACTTGAAGTAAAGGACAACTGCAATGTTACTCAATTGATGACTGCCGCATTTGGTTTGACTGCTGAGGCTGGTGAGTTTGCTGAAGTTGTGAAGAAAATTTTCCTTCAAGGTAAACCCTACACAGAAGAAAACGTATTTCACATGAAACGTGAGATGGGTGACATTATGTGGTACATGGCACAAGCTTGTATGGCACTTGACACTGACTTCGATGAAATTCTTTCAATGAACGTAGAGAAACTCTCTGCTCGTTATCCAGAAGGAACCTTTGATGTTCAGTATTCTGAAAACCGTAAAGAAGGAGACGTATGATTACTCTTGAATTGAACTTACAACAAGCAGCAGTAGTTCGTCAGGCTCTGTTTGTAGAACAGAAAGGTTATACTCTTGACCCTACTTGTATACCCGCACGTATCGTTGATGTTCGTACCATCATTGCTACACTTGACAAACATATCGATGATATGCTAGAATATGATACTAGTGGAAAGTAATTTATGACATACGATTTTTCTTTTGCACATTCTCCTGAAGGATTTGACAACCATATCAATGATAGTATCAGAGGTTACTCAAACCTTCTGGAGGACACTGTATCGTTCTCCCGGTACTTTGTAGAAGATCATACAAAAGTCGTTGATGTCGGGTGTTCAACTGGTAAACTTACCAAGATGATCATTGCAAACAATCCTAATCGTCAGTATCCACAGTATGTTGGTGTAGAACTTGCTGGTAGTTTCTATGATGAACTTGAAGAACGTCATATCGAAGTTCGTAAAGAATACCCTGGTGCATTGTTAGAATGGGTCCGTGGTAATGTTACTAATTACGAGTTCAAGAACTGCTCTTTGGTGACTTCATTGTTCACTCTACAGTTCATGCCCAAGACTACCAGACAGGAGACCATCAATAAGATATACAATGGTCTCAATGAGGGTGGTGCATTTATCTTTGCTGAGAAGTTGATGTGTGAGAATGCATTCTTCCAAGAACTTCTCACCTTTAATCATTATGATTACAAGAGAAAGACATTCACTGCGGAACAAATCATGGATAAGGAGAAACAACTTCGTGATATGTTGAAACCTAATACATGGTCTGAATTACGAGACATGGTAATGACTGCAGGGTTCAAGGACTGTCAAATCTTCTGGAGAAATCATCAGTTTGTTGGAGTAATTGCAATTAAATGATAGATACTCTCTTAACAGATATTATCGGTCAAGAAGTCCCTACCAATGAAGTGGGGATTTTGTTGTCTGGAGGTGTAGATAGTTTGAGTTTGGGTTTTGCTGCCCATCGTCTTGGTAAAAAGATTGCCGCATATACGTTTCATCTTGAAGGTGATAAGTCTTATGATGCACATAAGGCTGAAGAAGTTAGTAAGGAGTTTGGTTGGGACTGCAAGACTATTGTTGTTCCTAAGAATAATCTTGTAGATGACTTTAAACGTCTAGTCAAAGACTATGATTGTAGGAAGAAGACACACTTTGAGTGTACTTTCCCCTTTCTATATGTCTTCCCTCACATCAAGGAGTCATATCTTTTAAGTGGTATTGGTGCTGATGGTTACTATGGAGTCAGTAAGAAAGCAATATTACATTTTAAAGAACCGAAAGAAAAGTTTGATCAATTTCGACGTAACTACTTTATGCCACATAATGTGACGGGGTTTCGCCAGATTGAACAACTAGCAAATGATAAAAATATTACACTAGTCCACCCATACATCTATCATAATGAAGTGAGGGAATACTTCTTTCAATATGATTGGTTTCA